TACCGCTAGTGCTGTTCCTGGAAGTCTTGAAGTTGGCGAAATTGCGGTCAACCTATTTGACAGAAAGCTGTATGTAGGTAACACCACTGGTGTAACTGCAATTGGCGGTGAAGATTTCCGTCTTACCACACAGACTGCTGGCGAAGGCGCATACCTCAAGCTGAATGGTGACAGTGTACTTTCGACCAATACCGTTCTGGTTCGTGGTGGTACTGGCGTTTCTGTTGCTCTTGACGGCAATGGTTCAATTTCCGTCACCTCTACTCTCGGTGGCGACATTGCTGATCGTTTGCAAGTTGCTAATGCTGCTGCAACCTATCAAACAATCGCAATTGAACGAGCAGCACTTGCTAATACAAATAGCAGAATTGATCTTGTTAATAGCAATCTTACAGGAACAAATACTGCAATTCGTGCACTGGTTTCGGATAGACTTCAAGTTGCTAATGCTGCTGCAACCTATGCAACTATCAGCACTGTAAACAGTAACCTTGCAAACACTAATGCTCGTATTGCTGCAGCAGAAACAAATATTTCACAGAAACTTGGTGCAACCGCTAGTGTTACTCTTACAGGTGATGTTACTGGTACTGCTTCCTTCTCAGGAAACAGCGTATCAATCTCAACCACTTACAACAACGATGTTGTTCTTGGCACCGACACTTCTGGTAACTATGTTGCTGGCATTTCTGGTACAACAAACGAAATCACTGTATCTGGTTCTGGTTCTGAGAGTGCTACAGTAACCATCGGTCTGCCAGACAATGTAACTGTTGGAAACAACCTGACTGTTTCTGGTAACACTGCTGTTGCTGGTAACATGACCATCGATGGTAATCTGACCGTTGAAGGTGGCGTAACTTATATCTCTTCATCGACTGTAAATGTTGATGATACCATGCTCAAACTCTCTGCGAACAACGCAGCAGATACTGTTGACCATGGTGTGTACGCTAAGTATGTTGAATCTGCAACTACCAAGTATGCTGGTTACTTCCGTGACTCATCAGACTCTAGTGTCTTCAAATTCTATAAGGGTCTTCAGGATGAACCAACCACTACTGTAAACACAGGTGGCACTGGTTATGCACTGGCACAAGTTGATGCCGTCATCGATGGAGGGCAGTACTAGGAATTGTTTCTAGAGGGAGATTTAAATCTCCCTCTAGAATAACCTTCTGGTATGTTATCAGGATAGACTTGTCTATTCTTCTTTCCATTATTTACCCAAACTCTACCTTTTATTGCATCAGATTTCTTCTTTTTACACTCTTCGGTCAGCGGAATTCCTTTGTTCCATGCTGGCTGACCCTTAGAAGATTCGGACATTTTTCTTCTCGCTTCTTTTGTGTGCTTCTTTCCTTTTCTCGGAGAAGGCAATCCTTTATGTGATTCGGATAAAACTTTTATTTGATCCGCAGTATAACACCCACTAACTCCTTTGTTCCATGGAACATTCCCTGGCTTAAATTCTGTTTTTGGTGAATGTCTTAGACCTTTGATTCCCTTATTCCATGCAGGTAATTTTTCGATCTCTGTTTTAGATTTTATATGAGAAATTTGTTCTTGTAAGTATTGATCAGAAAGATATTTTGTTTTGATCATGTCTATTTGCAAAATTCTTGACATTGATTTCGCAAAATTGTATGTATAAATAATCATGCTGATGCTCCTGTTTAGCGTTAGAGTGTATGAGGACGGCAATCCTGCGATACACAATTATTTATAAAGTTCGTATTTTGTATAAATAAGACAAAGAAGTAGCGAAAGGGGAGTTGCTTCGGCACTCCCCTTTTTGTTTTACGAATGCTTACATAAGCACTGAACAACAAGGGTCATAGATATGGCGTCGGTCGTAAAGATCAAGCGTTCCTCAGTTGCGGGGAAGGCTCCTACAACTGGTGATATTCAATCAGGCGAACTTGCCCTCAATATCAACGATGGCAAACTCTTTTCGACTGACGGCATCCGAGTCTTTGAAGTCGGTGCAAATCTTCACTCTCTTTCTGTTGGTACTGGGGGATTGACTCTCGGTAATAATGCATTCAGCCTTCCAACTTCAGATGGTCAAGCAGGATATGTTCTCAAGACAGACGGAAACGGTAATGTCAGCTGGGGATCAACTGCAGCTGGTGCAGGCACATTTCCTTTTTTTAAGTCCGATGGTTCTTCAGATGGCATCGCTGTGTCTGGCGGAACATTCCCATTCTATAATAAAGACGGCAACTTAGATACAATTGCAGTAGCGTAAGGATAAACAATGGCAAATACAGTAGTCATCCCAGTCAAGGCGATCTATACAGGCAGTGATGTTACGGCACTTGGTGAATTCCGTCCAGGTGATAAGATCGATTCACTCTATGTGAGCGGTAATACACAATATCTGCAAGTTGCTAATGCTGTTTCTAATTTCGCAACAATCACATATGTTGATGACCGTATTCAAGTTGCCAACGCAACACTGCTGATCAATGATCGCTTACAAGTTGCTAATGCAACTTCTTTGCTTGCAACTAAACTTTCTTCTGTTGCCAGCATTACTCTTGCTGGCGATGCTACTGGCTCCGCTTCATTCAGTGGCGATGCGATGACGCTAACCGTTGCTGTTGCAGATGATAGTCATAATCATGACAGCCGTTATTATACAGAGGGTGAAATCGACGATCTTCTTGACACGAAGGCATCAAACTCTGTGTTTCAATCTGCATTGGCTAACACAAACGCATACATTGCATCAGTAAGTACAACCGAACGCTCTGCTTTAGCTAACACAAACGCAAGAATTGCTTCTGTTGAGTCTGATGTTAGCACTAATGCTGCCACTGAACTCTCACACCTTGCCAATACCAATGCATATATCGCAACAAAGCTGAACTCATCTACTTTCAATAGTGCTTTGGCTAACACCAATGCATATATTGGTAGTGTTTCTGCTACAGAAAGATCAGCTCTTGCGAACACAAATGCTTATATTGCAGATGTAGATGCTTCTAGAGCATCAAACCTCGCTAACACAAATGCTTATATTGCTTCAGTAAGTGCAACTGAAAGATCTTCTCTGGCTAATACAAACGCATACATTGCCGCACAAGCTGGCAGGATTGATCTTGTTAACACTAATTTAACTTCCACAAATACTGCAATTCGTGCATTGATTAGTTCTAATGATAGTGACATCAGTAATTTGCAGACCGTAGATGGCAACTTGTGGAGCGCAATCACATCAACCAATACAGCGATTAGAGCACTAACAACTGCCAATGCAAACGAAATTGGAGATGTTTGGTCTGGACTGATCGCCACAAATACTGCGATTCGTTCATTGATATCATCCAATGACGCAGACATCTCAAATCTTCAATCTGAAGATACTGCGCTTTGGTCTGCGATCGCATCAACAAATACTGCTGTTCGTGCTTATACAGACGCAGCAGTCTCAAATCTTGTTGATTCAGCTCCAGCAACTCTAGACACTCTGAATGAACTTGCTGCCGCTCTTGGCGACAATCCAAACTTCGCAACAACTCTGACTACAAACCTTGGTCAGCGTCTTGGTGCTTCAGCTTCAATCACTTTGACTGGAGATGTAACAGGGTCTGGGTCATTTAGTGCTAATGCCGTTTCTATCACAACTACTGTTGCTGATGACAGCCACAACCATATTATTTCAAATGTAGATGGCTTACAAACGGCGTTGGATGCTAAAGCTGATGATGCTACTACTATTACTGCTGGTACTGGTCTGAGTGGTGGCGGATCTCTTGCATCATCTAGAACAATTAATCTAGATGCAAATGATTTGACTGCATGCACATCTATTCTTTCCACAGATACAATCATTGTATATGATGCTTCTGTTGGAGCAACAGTTAAGGCAACAATTGCTGATGCTGCTCTTGTTGGACCAACTGGTGCTAAGGGTCAAAAGGGCGAAGTGGGAGCCAAGGGTGACACTGGTGCTAAGGGGCAGAAAGGCGAAGTGGGAGCCAAGGGTGACACTGGTGCTAAAGGTCAAAAGGGTACGACAGGTGCTACTGGACCGACTGGTCCAACTGGTCCAGCAGGTGCTAAGGGTCAAAAGGGCGAAGTGGGAGCCACTGGACCGACTGGTCCAACTGGTCCTGCAGGTGCTAAGGGTCAAAAGGGCGAAGTGGGAGCCACTGGTCCAACAGGTGCTAAGGGTCAAAAGGGCGAAGTGGGAGCCACTGGTCCAACAGGTGCTACTGGTCCTGCAGGTGCTAAGGGTCAGAAGGGTGCAACTGGCGCAACTGGTCCTGCAGGTGCTAAGGGTACAACAGGTTCCACTGGTCCAACTGGTCCTGCAGGTGCTAAGGGTCAGAAGGGTGCAACTGGCGCTACTGGTCCAGCAGGTGCTAAGGGTGCAACAGGTTCCACTGGTCCAGCAGGTGCTAAGGGTGCAACAGGTTCCACTGGTCCAACTGGTCCAACTGGCGGCGCTGGTCCGACAGGTCCTGCGGGTGCTAAGGGTCAAAAGGGTGCAACAGGTTCCACTGGTCCAACTGGTCCAACTGGTCCAGCAGGTGCTAAGGGTGCAACAGGTTCCACTGGTCCAACTGGTCCTGCAGGTGCTAAGGGTGCAACAGGTTCCACTGGTCCAACAGGTCCAGCAGGTGCCAAGGGTCAGAAGGGTGCAGCTGGTGGTTTCACGACAGGTTCTAACGCACAGGTCAACTCGCTTGGCGTAAATACCGCAGCTTCTGGTACTGCTGGCGAAATTCGTGCAACGAATAACATCACTGCATACTATTCTGACGAACGACTCAAGAACTTTGTTAGCAACATCGACAATCCAATTGAGAAGTTGATGAGCATTGGTGGGTATTACTTCTATGGCAACGAAACTGCAGCATCACTTGGATACGATACTGAGAAACGCCAGATTGGTGTGAACGCACAGGAAATCGAAAGAATTCTTCCTGAAGCAGTTGCTCCTGCGCCTATTGACGAACAGTACTTAACAGTGTATTATGATAAGTTGGTCGCATTCTTAATTGAAGCAATGAAGGCACAGCAGCTTGAAATTGAGGGGATTAAGAAAAAACTGGGGTAAGGTGTAAAACTATATTATGAATGACAATATTTGGCAAATGTGGTGTGGAGAACTGGATGGTGATACGATTGATAAGATCGTAACAGAATGCGAGTATTACAATCCAGTCTCCGCAAATCTTGGGTTTGATGGTGATGTGAACAACGATGGTTATCGAAGTTCCGAATTGCGATGGATTAACAAACGAGATCCCAACAGCAAGTTTATTGCTGATCTGCTCTGGTACTATGGACAGGAAGCAAATCGTTATTCCTTTGGTTTCACTGTTGACTATATTGACGAAATACAATATACTACTTACTATGGATCGAACAATGACCATTACGAGTGGCACCATGATACCTTCTGGGGCAATCCAACTACATATGATAGAAAGATCAGTGTCGTAATTCAACTCAGTGATCCAAATGATTATGAGGGTGGTGTCTTCGAACTTGACGCACAGTATCGTCAACCAGATCCCAATCAACTTAGAACGAAAGGAAGCATTATCTGTTTTCCTTCGTTCATTCGACACCGTGTGACACCAGTGACCAGTGGCGTGAGAAAATCTCTTGTAACATGGATTCAAGGACCAAAATTTAGATGAAAAAGATTGTTATAAACCTGAAAAGGCGTGAAGATCGTAAGAAGCAGTTCCTTGAAAAGAATTCATTCTTGTCCGATGTGCAGTGGTTGGAAGCATTTGATGCTAGTGATCTAACACACGAGAAACTTCTCAAGAAAGGTATGGACACCAATCGCTTGTGGCGTGATCCATATAAGAATCGCAAGATCACAAGAGGTGAGATTGGTTGCTTTATCTCTCATGCTACGGCATGGCAGTATTGTATGCAGATCAACGAGCCAATCATGGTGTTTGAAGATGATGCCATTGTCAATCAAGAATTGTTTGATGAAGGTTTTTACACCTCGCTTGCAGACACATTCAACTTCGTTTATCTTGCTCACAGCGAGAACGAACCAGACAAAGCAATAAATATTACTGGCAATCTTATAGAGCCAGGATATGCATACAATCTGCATGCGTATATTGTTACGCCTGCTGCGGCAAAGATTCTGCTTTCTACTCCAATTCTAAAGAACATTATTCCTGTTGATGATTATGTTGCAGTGATGAAATCTGCACTGAAGATGATTGCGCTCAAGACTGATGCAGCAAGTCAATCTGCAAGGGATCAGTCTGGCACGGATGTGGAACCAGTCTCAGAAGAGGATTGGTTCGTTGATTTTAAAGTGCATCCGATTACTGTTGGAACAGATCGTAAGAGATGTGTGTCATTAATGGACAGCGCAATGCTCAAGAAGATCTATCCAAAGAATCTTGGTCGCAATGTAGACTGGTTTCAAGACATGTCGGGAACTGGTGGTGGAATGAAACTGAATCTTATGCAAGAATATTTGAAGACGCTACCAGATCATGATGTGGTGTTGTTCACTGATGCCTATGATGTATTTTTTGCAGATGATTTGAAAACAATCACAGAACGCTATCTTGGATTCCAAACCAAAGTTCTATTCTCTGCAGAAAGATACTGTTGGCCAGATGAAAGTCTTGCGCCAGAATTTCCAGAATCAGAAACACCATATCGGTATCTGAACAGTGGAACATATATCGGCAGAGTTGACGAGTTGAGAAAGATTTTTGCTGATGAGATTGATGCAAGAGGTGATGATCAATATTATTGCCACAAACAGTTTCTTAGCGGTAAGTTTGACATCAAGTTGGACTACGAAGGATATATCTTCATCACTCACGAGCCACAGGTGTCGAGAAACGGCACTCAGCTGTTCAATCCTGTAACGAATACCTTTGGATGTATCTATCACGGAAACGGTGGAGAGGAGGCGAAGAGGAAGTTCGATGCCCTATATCGCATGTTCTACCCTAAGTTCCCAACACTATACATTCCAACTCATGGCAAGTTTGACATCATCGACAAAGATATGCTGGTTGTTGATTTCATGACACAGAGCCAGTGTGAAGACCTTATAAATATTGCAGATAAGCATGGTAATTGGCAAAGTCTGCAATATGACAAGTTCCCAGCATATGAGATTCGAATGAAAGCATTGGGTCTTTGGGAAGAATTAGAAAAGCACTGGCAGAAACATCTATATCCAATCATTGAAGAGTATTGGCATCCAATTGAGATGTACGGTATGAGAGATGCATTTGTAATGAGATATTCAGTTGACACTCAAACTTGTTTACCCTATCACCATGACGCAAGTTTAGTCACAGGATCTGTAAAACTCAATGATGACTATGATGGTGCAAACCTTGTATTCCGCAGACAGAATGTAAGCAAT